TTACCTGTGGATATCAGTATTATCTTGGTAGACTATTAGAGAAAAAAGAAGAACCATCTGTGTGGTCTGTTGGAGGTTCAGCATTCCACTTGGCTTGTGAAACTTATGATAGGGACAACCTATGATAAATGATGTTGATAATTTATGGACAGAATCTTGGAATACCTGTAAAGGTGATATTGATTTAACCAATGCTCGTATAGGTGGTAAGGCTACCAAACTTAATCCTAACAAGGAAGATATTAATTTTTGGCAGACTGCAGGACCTATGTGGGTTGAAGATTATATTGCTTGGCGTAAGGCAAATACCAATTGGAAAATCTGGATTGCTCCAGATGGTAGACCAGCCATTGAATTGGAACTAATGCCAGAGATTGCTGGAGTTCCAGTCAAGATGGTTATAGATAGAATATTTGAGGTTAATGGTAAATTAGTAGTAGTAGACCTCAAAACTGCAAAAAATACTCCTACCAGTACTTTACAACTAGGGTTCTACAAAGTTGGGCTAGAAAAAACCTTTGGTGTGGGTATTGAGTATGGAACGTATTATATGTCTCGTGATAGTGGTACTAGCGAGATGATTGACTTATCAAGTTACACCTACGATAAATTGGAGTACTTGGTAAGTGGGTTTGACAAAGCACGTAAGGCAGGTATTTTCTTGCCCAACACAAACTCTTGTCAATACATGTGCGGACTCACCGCTCATTGTCAATTCTCAACAAAGAAGGAAGTATAAATGGCAGAAGACTGGAAGTTACAAGTATCGTATAAAACTCCTGGCGGAGATATGATTAACGTCAGAGCGAATACTGTTGATGAGTTAAGTATATTATTAGAAGGCATTGGAGATTACTCTACTCAAATTGCCGCTGTTGCAAAGTTGGTGGTGGGAGCGAGTAATGCCGCCCCTTTATCGACGCAAAGTTCCACTCCAAGCACAAAGCCTCCGCTAACCTCGCCAATGACCCAGGAAAATCCAGTATCAGGTGGCATTGAAGAGACTGTTCAGGACAGGTATGGAAACATATGGGTCTATAATAAAGCAGGCGCACCAACCTGTGCAAGAGGTACAATGGTTTTGAAATCAGGAACTAGTCAGGCTGGCAAAGCATACAAGTGTTGGTCAGACCCTGCTTCAGGACCTAAATGGTCAGGAGAGAAAGTTCCTAAAGAATTACACGCCCCAGTTATTTGGGCATAAAAAGTTACAACTAGGTAGGGAGTCTGTAGATGCGTACACTTGTTAGGTCTGTGGGGCGTGCCTCTATTGGAGGGGAACCCCTGCCTAGTTGTTTCAAATCATTCGAAGCGTCCAAGATTATCATTAGGCGTTCAGAAGTTTCTATGTTTGCTGGTGCTCCTGGAGTAGGTAAGTCAACACTTGCTTTAGCGATTGCGCTTAAAACAAATGTTCCGACTCTATACATCTCCGCTGATACCAATGCACACACTATGGCTATGCGCCTAGCGTCAATGATATCTGGTAAGAATCAAACAGATGTTGAACAGAAACTTAATACTGATGTTGGATGGACTAAAGCAGTTCTCCAAAAAGGAAGCCACATAGTCTGGTCGTTTGAATCATCGCCAACCCTGCAAGATATTGATGAGGAAGTACAAGCCTTTGAAGAGTTGTGGGGTTGTGCACCAACACTTATAGTTTTAGATAACTTAATGGATGTAGCCACAGATGGTGGCGAAGAGTTTGCCTCAATGAGGGCAATCATGAAGGAGTTAAAGTACCTTGCTAGAGCAACTAATGCAGCGATTGTCGTACTACACCACACTTCGGAAGCAGTTCCTGGTAGTCCTTGTCAGCCAAGAAGCGCAATACAAGGGAAAGTTTCTCAGTTACCTGCCCTCATATGTACGCTTGGTACGGTTGGCACATCGCTTGGCGTGGCGTCAGTCAAGAATCGCTACGGCAGAGCAGATGCTGGAGGAAGTCTATTGACTTGGTTAGCATTTAATCCTGAGTACATGTACGTAGAAGATATACCAGAAAATTCATGACAACTAGAAAAAGCCATAAGGCTAGAGGGGCTACATTTGAAACCGACTTACGAGACTATTTTAGACGAATTGGATTTGATAGTGAAAGACTTGCACGAAGAGGTTCTAAAGATGAAGGAGATATTGTCGTCCGTAAAGACTTCCTCGGACACATCGGAATCATCGAAGCCAAAGCCCCGGGTCAGTCAGGTCGCATTGACCTTTCTGGTTGGACCAAAGAGGCTCAAGTTGAAGCAAGAAATTATTCAGAGGCAAGAGGCATTGAAGAGACATCCGTCTTACCTGCGGTTGTTATCAAAGCGCGAGGAAAATCAATAGCAGATTCTTATTTAGTATTAAGGTTAGGCGATGTATTTGACGGATGATATGCCAAGCATAGTGGATGTTCTTCAGCACTACGGTGCAGATATGAACAGGACTAGTGGACAAGTAAATATTAGATGTCCATTCCATGATGATACGCACAAGTCTGCAAGTTTTAATACTAGGGAAAATATATTTAATTGTTTTGCATGTGGTATGCAGGGCAACAGTTTACAAGTTATAGCAAGAAAAGAAGGGGTTGATATACGTGAAGCAAAGTCTTTCGCAGAAGGAATTATTGGGCAAGGCAGCAGCAAAATACGCAGCAAACATTTATCAGGCGGAAGACTACCTAGCAAGCAGGGGTATAACAAGGGAAGCAGCACGTCTGGCGCGATTAGGCGTAGTCGTAGAGCCTGAGATAGGACATGAAGCATTCATTGGACGTTTATCTATACCGTACATTACCAAAACTGGTGTTGTCGATTTGCGTTTTAGAAGTCTTAATCCTGCTGTCGAACCTAAGTACATGGGCATGACAGGTGCTGAAACTAAAATGTACAATGTGTTAGATATAGATAAAGCAGGAGATTGGATTGGAATCTGTGAAGGAGAACTTGATACTGTTACATTATCTGCCTGTGTTGGTATACCTTGCATTGGTGTTCCTGGTGCTAATTCTTGGAAGAAACATTACACAAGATTACTTGCAGACTTTGAAAGAGTTTTTGTTTTCTCGGATGGAGACCAACCAGGAAAAGAATTTGCTATTAATTTATCCCGTGAGTTGCCAGTCACAGTCGTGCAAATGCCAGACGGAGAAGATGTCAACTCTTGTTATGTCAGATACGGCTCCCAGTATATTCGAGAAAGAGCAGGACTAGATGATAAGTAGAAAAATACCGCCATGTAAAATATGTGGTCAACATTTTGATAATATATTTGAAGCGGTTGACCACATGATTGAGGACGAAGGTAATGAAATGTTTGACCCTAAACTTATTCTTCCTGGTGGATATCAATTAATGATTGGCTCTTTGTTAAGGACTATACATTTCCATGCTCGTGGTAATAAAAAAGTTAAAGATATAACAGAGCATACTTATGCAACTCTTTATGCAGCAGAAACTAGTCCAAGAAAAATGAAAAAGTTCATAGAGGATTTGATTATCACTACAGAAATGGACACTCTTGAGCATGAAATTAAGGATTTTTTGAGCAAAAACAGCGAAAATGGGGGTAAAAATGAAGGACAATGAGTCTTTCGAGCACAATGTAGGTAAAACATTTCAAGAACTTTTAGATTTGCTTTTATCTAAACATAAAGATTACGGACCAAGAAACATTTCTGATGCACCGGGTGGTGCTATCAATGGATTAAGGGTTCGTATGCACGACAAGTTAGCACGTATCAATAACTTAATTGATAGTGGTAAAAATCCTGAACATGAATCTCTTGAGGATTCCTTTAAGGATATGGCAAACTACGCAATCATAGGGTTGTTAGTACTTAGAGGAGAGTGGGATAAATGATAGAGTTATTACTTACATTTCAATTACAACTAACAAGTTTGCTGGCTTTGATAGCAGCACTATTGAGATAGGAATAATATGAATCTAACTAAAGGCGAGAAAGAAAGTGAAGAATATTATGAATGGATTTTCTCTCGTGACATACAAGATAACCAACACAGTATAGCATTTAACCTATGGCAAATTAATAAAACATTAGAAAGATTAATTAAAGCAACTAAGGAGAAAGCGTGAAAATATTTGGACCTTACAAAGGAAGCAAGCAAAATGGTGGTCGTCCAATTTACGTTATCAAACGCAAAAAGAAAGATGGCACTACCGAAACTACGTCTACAAATAAAGCAAGACTCGATTACAAAAAAGCAACAGGTAAAAAGTTAAAACGTAATCAAGAGGTAGACCATAAAGATAACAAAGGTCGCAAGGGTAATGACAAGTTATCCAACTTAAGAGTCATATCTAAAAGGAAAAATGTAGGATTAGAGAATAAGAGACGAGCCAAAAAGAAATGAAAACTATAGTCTGTATTTCTGACCTTCAAGTACCGTATCATGATGTAGAAGCCGTCAAGGCTGTGGCTAGATTTATCAAGGCTTATCAACCTGATACTGTTGTATCTTGTGGTGATGAAATGGATATGCAGACAATTAGTAAATGG